GGGGTGAGTTTCTTTTCAAGAGGGCTTTTAGAGTTGTGCAAGTATTCTGTATAGAACCCAGCAGCCCTAGCAACATCACCATTATTTACAGCACGTTTAAACAGAGTAGTACGATCATACCCAGACGCAGTATCTAGACCCCTCATAAAAGACAGGAAGGACGCATCCTTGTCTATCTTCTCATAATTAGGTACAATAGCTTTAAATCTTCTGATAAAAAGCTGCTTGTTATCTTCTTGAAGCTTACGGTTGTAATCTTCATCCTGCTTTAATCGAAGCTGACGCTCAGCCTCTAGTTCACTTTTCAGTGGATTCATAGCATGTGAAGTTGCCTTCCTGATAGCTTCTACTGCTTCCTCACCAAGTACCTCCTGCTCTTCCTCACTCAAACCAAATGAGTTATTGGAACTCTTATCATTTAGCACAGAAAGTTGCTCTGTCAAAGCAGAACGAACTTTTTGCATCTCAATCAAAGCAGACTTTACACCAGACAATTCTTGGCGCAAGTCATAAATAGTAGCATCATGGTAAGAACGTAAGGATTTATACCGCTGTTTCCAATCAGTATATTTCTTTTTCTGGGGTTTCTCATCTGTTTCGTCATCTTCTGAACTATTCCCGTCGAGGCTATCGGTCAGGGAATCGGGGAAGGTGTCTTCACCATCTTGAGAATCATCATCTACTTCATCTTCAGTATCTGTATCTTGGTCATCCTCTTGTGTGGTTAGAGTGTCATCAGACTTGTCTGACTCCGTAGTCTTACCAAATTGGGCCTCAAGTTCTGCAATCTCAGAATCTAAGGCAGCCATCTGTGTTTTACTCATACTAACTCCTTTTAGAAATTATACTGACCTGAATCTAATAGTTCAAGACCATCTTGGGTAGTATTAGAGGGATCAATAAGTTTACGCAAGCTTTGTAGAAAAAGTCCTGCGCCCTGTATTTTAGCCGTATTCTGTGTTTCATTTAGAAGACGGTTAATCAAAAGTTTTTCTTCTTCCTGTAGAAGTTTTTTCAGAAGAACAATATCTCCATTTCTAAGTCGCTCTTTCTGATCCCTAGAAACCACCGTAAATAGCATTATACACCTGAAGTTTCAAGTTGAACTGCGGATGTTCGCTTATTAGCCATATCCTTCTGTTCTAATTGCATCTGAACTTTCTGCAAATCAGTCTGAAGTTTGGCAATAGTAGCCTCCTGATTCTGAGCGATACGCTGATTCTCCTGCTGGAATTTAGCAGAAGCAATTTCTTTTCTATCCACGATTTCTTGTGCCTTCAGTGTTTGCGCCCCTTGAGCCATTTGCATCTGCCCATCGATTTGAAGTTTGGTAGCGGCAAGCCCCTTGTCTTGTTCAGTTTGCATTGCCTGAGCTTGCATTGCTTTCTCTTCTTCTTCAAGTTTTTGTAAGACAAGTCTGGAGGGGACAATATTGCTAGTTAAATCTAAATCTTTAGCCATCTCTCTTAAAATATCTGCCCTACCATTCTTACCCATAATAGCCATATCAAACGGGTTAGCTGTTACCTGTAAGAACTCATTCCTCCGAAGTTGCGCAGCCCCCTTAACTGTGAGAGCACTAGAACCCTTGGCAACTATCTGAACATCACCAGAGAACCACTCTATGGGCTTTTTAAGCATATTCCAATAGAACTGATACTCAACTCTAGGCTTAATTAAACCCTCATCAATATGTCTAATAGCCTCTTTAATAGTCTTAGTTGCCGAATCCATAAGCATACTTAGACCAGCAGCAGTGCCAGAAGCATTACCACCCTGATCCCCGCTATACATATATCGTGGGATACCAGTAGCTTCATCCGCTTTCTGTTCAAACTGATTATATACTGCAAGTAATTCATTGGCGTTGCTGGTCGGTTGGGTAAACTCAATAGCTCTACCATTACTACCAGTAGGATCAGATGTCAACTGCCAAATCTTAAATGGTTTAATCTCATCTATCGGTGAGTCATCTGCTAATCTATCAATGTAAACTTGAATTTGTGGACCGGCAGACAATCCCATATTATTAGCCAATGCCCTGGCAGTTGCATTACAGAGTCTCTGTATATCTGACATCAGTTTTGGTAGGGAAATTCCCCAAATAGCCCCAGGAATCTTCTGCCAAGATGCAGTATAGTATGGTTTGCGGTTTAGTGGGTCATCATTTATAACACACTTAATAACCTTACCACTAAGAAGTATAGCCTCAACATCCACAGTGTAGATGCCCTTTTCTACTCTTATACCCCACTCATCTAACTGATCTGCTGGAACATGTCCAAAGAAGTGCAGGCCATGGAATATATTGCGCTTATCTGAGGAGGTACCTGAAAAGGTCAAATCGGACTCATCCTGTTCCACACCTTCGTCTACATAAGTAGAATCAACAGATACACTTGCATCTGTATTCTCTAAAATCTCTTTTATAACGTCAGTCTTATATCCAGCGTCATCCTTATCTATAAAAGATGCGAGTTCAGATGGGGTAATCCTGATATGTTCAATGATTGTACCGCCATTTACAGAAGTAGCTTCTGGAGCTGGGTAGAAATCAAAAGGAGACACCCTCTTATTTAAAGAGGATAGGTTCTCTTGTAGTTCAGGCTTACCATTAACCCATGTGAGTGACTTCTTGAAGGTGGTGATTGGCCCCTTCATAATAGCGATAGGAAATATAGTAAAGTCTTCTATAAAATCAGACAGGGCTTCATTAAAACGACCCTCAGTTAGCTGATCCTTAATCATCAGCTCCAACTGTTTAATGCCGTGCCGAGCTTCGAGATTAATCTCCTCCATAATAGCGTCTTTAATATCTCTCTCTAATTGATTTTGCTTGGAGATATTCTCTTGCACTTCTTTAATAGGAGCAGGCTCTTGAGGTTGTGGGGGCATGAAGGCATTATTCGCCTGCTCCACTGGCTGCCCCGGAGTCTCTTGTTGTTTAGTTGTTTGAATCTGACGCTTTATACCATCTTCAATAAGCTTAATAATATCTTCTGGCAGAGATGGCTTAGGGGTAGGTTCTATAGCGTAGGCCAGTTCCTTACCCAATAGAATATCTTTAATCCAAGCAGCAGCAGCACGGCATTTGGTAGCTGTGATATGCATGAAAATACTGGAACCACCGGTAGCCTGTATTGTACTGAGGTCTGCGGGGTTATACTCCCCATTAAAAGCTCTGAGGGAATTAAACATCTCTTCTTCAATTCCAGAAGCCTGCCTGGAATCCTTACATCTTTGGTATTCCGAGCTAATGAAAGATGCGAGAGAGTCAAAGGACTCATCACTACCCTTCACTTCTAAAGAGGCATTTAGTGCCTTCTGTTCTTCTTCAATCAAATAGGAAGTACCCTTAACACCAAGTGACTCTATATCCATACTTTCTCCTATAGCTCTAAAACGCGTTTAAATCGTTTCTAAGCGTGTTTCATGTCTCAGGTAAGCTACCGTATACAAATAGTTATAAAACCCCTTAGAAATGATTCTGGGGCTATTCTGTGTTATGCCCACAAATATGTTGACTTAGAGATCATTCTTGGTTTACTTCTTTGTTTAAGATGTGCAAATACCTGGGGGGCGAAAGTGAGTGACAGGGCATCTGCTTTATCTGGAGAAACGGTGCCACGCCTCTTCATATCTTTCTTAGACTCTAACAATATCTGCATTTTAGAATTAAAACTATAGTTTATTCCTACAAGTTGATCTCTCAACTCTGAATCTGTGGGGATAGAAGCAACACCAAGCCAATCTTTTAACTCCCCCCATAACTCAGCACGGAGATTTGCGTACATCTTTATATCCCTAGGTGAAGAACCCACATTCACATCCATAACAGGGACAGAGAATCTTTTTAACTGGTCTACAACCCCAGCCCCAACACCTATCCCATCCACAGGAATACACTGAAAGGCATGTTTATTTATCGTAATATAATTCAGTATCTTCTCAGCAAATGCCACCGTATCAAGACCCTTATAAGAAATGATGTTGTGCACTTTTGGGCCTTGCCTATCGACAATCACCGAGCAGTCAGAACCGAACCTCGCAACATCACACCCCAGTATTCTCGGAAAGTT